AAGTCGCTTACCATCTCTAGCAGTTCCTCCAACGATACTTCCGATTTTTGCATCCCCTGCTCCATAGAGGAACGCATAGATGAAAGTCTTTGCTTGACTTCGTGTGTCAACACCACTAGCAAGCTGGTTTGCTGTATGAATGTCTCCAGTGAGTATTTCATTAGTATAGTCCTTATCCTTCATGTAGTGAGCCAACATACGCAACTCAAGTCCCGAGGCATCCATACCTACAATCTTGTAGCCTTTGGGCGATGTCCAACAAGCACGACACTCTGTGCCATAGGGTGCGCTTGAACTAGGAACTTGCGCTAGGTTAGGTGACGAGTGTGTCATGCGACCAGTCACTGCTCCGTTAGCATTTACATATCCATGTACACGTCCGTCATCTGCAACAGCATCTAACCATGACTGTATCTGTGCAATACGCTTCTGAACCATTAGGTACTCAGCAATCATATTGGCTTCAGGTATACCAGTTACTTTAGATAGTACAGACTCATCGACAATAGCTTGACCCTTCTCTGTAAACTTCTCTGGTTTCCAACCAAAGTACTGCAAGTATCTAGCTATCTGTTGACGTGAACCTAAGTTGAACTCTGGGTAGTCTATGCGCGAGAACGTCTGTACATAATCCCGCCACTGCTCTCCTGCAAATTTAAGACCGACCACAGACGCTTCGCCACTTTTCTTATACTTCGGGGTGACTTGTTTAACATATGTAGGTAGCGGTATGAATTTCTCATGTACCATGTCTTCAAGTTCATATTTCTTCTCCTTTAATTTCGCTAATAATAGGAATGCGTGTTCTTCATCTAACAACCATCCTGTTTCTGTTTGGCGAGTAATAATATTCTGTACGTTGTGTTCAAGGTCAATGCTTTCGCTTCTAAAATTAGCCAGTACGCCCTGTAGCGCGTGGTACACTTTGACATTAACCAACACGTCTTGCTTACAATACTCCACCATGTCTTGCGAATACGTAGTCCAATCACTGTGTTCTCCTTTAGGGAAACCCAACCGCTGTCCCCAGTTATCTAAACTGTGACCACCTTCCCGTGATGGGTCAGTAAGTCTTGACAATACCAATGTATCTGTAATTTTACAACTACTAAAGTCTGTACCTAACAAGCGTTCAAGAACTGGTACGTCATAGCCAATGATGTTGTGACCAATGACCTCAGCATCTTTGATATAAGCATTGAAGTCCTGCAACGTATCACCTGAGAACGTAACTGTCTCTTGATTCGATAGGTCGCAAGCAACGATTACCCAAACCTTTGTAGGCTTTAGTCCGTTAGCTTCTATATCAAAAACAATCTTCTTCACTAGAACTCCTGATTATCGTCCGATACAGGGCATGATGTTTCAATCATACGACCAGTATCTTTGTCATAGTACAGGTAACAAGCCGCGCCTGTTAATCCTGCGTATCTATTCTTAAGTACACGTACTGTAGTTGTGTTACGTATCTGTGCGTCTTTGTTCTGTTGGTCACGTTCCAAACCAATCACCATATCAGACAGCTGTGCAATTGCGGCAGAGCCACGTAGTTCAGCCAAGCTAATCTGTCCACCATCTTCGTGTGCTTTACCCGATGGTCTGCGTAGGTGAGATACCAAGAACAATCCAACACCTGTCTCCTGCACTAACTGTCGTAGCTTAGTCATGATACTGTCGATGGCTTTACGTTCGTCACCATTCTCTTGGTCTGACACAACGATGCTCAAGTGGTCAAGAATAATCCATTTACAATCAAGACCTTTCGCCATATACCTAATGCGACTTAGTAAGTTGTCTTCGTTGGTAGAACCCCAGTGGTCAAACATATAGATACGTCCTGTGCCTAATGTCTTGTCCCAAAATACCTTCTTATCTTCCCTGCTAAAGTCGCGGCTCAGATGTAGAGTCTGGTTTGCCTCGATGCTCATAATCCCTAGAGCAGTCTTTGGGATGTCCTCTTCCAACGCGAGTATGCCGATGTTGTCGTCAGTCGCACCTAGTAAGTAGTGTTCCAACTCTCTGACAATCTGTGACTTACCCATACCAGAACCACTGGTGATTGTTACAAGTTCCTTCTCCCTGAAACCGAAGGTCATATCATTCAAGCATGACCACGGATACGGAATGGACTTAACGTCCTCCTGTGCTACGATTGAATCCCAAGTATCTAGTCCTGCAATGATACCGTCTGGTTGATAGGTCTTAGCGTTCCACCATTCCCTGATGAATCCCTGTACGTTACGCTCCTTGAGCATATCCCCTGCGTCCTTTGCAGATAGCTGTACGTTCTTCGCCTTGTTCGGTGTAAACAAATCCAACACCGCGCGTGATGCTTCCTGACCTGCTTTGTCACTGTCGAAACAGATGACCACGTTATCAAAGGATTCAAGCCATTCCAAGTTCTGCTTAATGTCCTTCACTGCGCCTGATGCACCTGAGCGTATTGACACTACAGCCCATTTACCATCAAACATCTCTGACACTGCTAGAGCGTCTGCTTCTCCTTCTACAATCGTTATGTATTTACCACCACCTTTGAACGCTTGCTGACCAAACAGACCTACGTTGTCAAACGTGCCGCTTGCGTAGAATGCCTTGTTGCTTACTATGCGTGACTTGTTCCCTGTCTGCGCGCCTGTGTCCTTGTCAAAGTATGGGTAGTGGTGCTTGCTTATCTGTCCCTCTGTATCGTACTCAACCGTAACGCCAAACTTTTTGCACGTTGCCTCTGATATACGTCTATCGGGTATTGATGCTACTACTCCTGCCATTTCTAATGTCCTGTTCGCTTTTGGTTTACTCTCTATAACCTCGCCTGTTGCCCTCTCGTAGTGGTCACAACCGCCTGTAAAGCAGACGGCATGACCATCGGAGTACCTCGCGAGATTGTTCTTAGAGCCACACGATGGGCATGGCTCATGTTTAACAAAATGCGAGTCAGTCATTAGAAGTCACCACCTCCTTCGGTAGCCTCTGCGAGTTCAATCACCTTGATAGCTGATAGATACGTTGACGTACCATGTACAGGGTGCGGTTTACCCTCTGCGTACTTGACTCGCACCTTCGAGCCTCTGGTCAATCGACCTACAAAGTCTTTGCCATCTGCATCAAACATCGGTACTTCGTACTTGGTGCTGAACTTACGCTGTGCTGTGCCTTCGTACTCTCGTAGCTTGACACCCTTATCAGCAAGTTTATCTGCATCTTCTGGTTCTAATGATAAAACCAGTGAATATTTGCCTGTTGATTGACCCTGATATTCTTCGTGTTCGTCAAGGTTTGCGAACGCTACGTTGCCTTCTAATACTGCCATTGTAATTTGCCTTTTATAGTTAATTAAAGATTACTTTAGTATCTTAAGGATACTTTAGGATATATTTTAATATATATAACTAAGTATCCTTTAGATTACATAAATATTATATCATGTATTACTGTTGGTTGCAACTAATTTTATTAATCCTCCTACTGTTGTGCTAGTTCTTCCTCTATGCAATCCCACGCAGACTCGTATGCCGAATCCCAGTTATCCCAATAACCGCAAGCTACGTCAGCGTTAGCTCTTTGTTTAGCCCACGCGTTTAAGCAAGACTCTTGGTTTATTTTCAATTCTAATTGTATGCTCATTAATTGTTACTCCTAATTATATCACGTTCTTCTGCTGTTGACCAGTTCTCTTCAATCGCTTCCTCTGATGCCGTATGGCACTCAGAACATAGGTCAAGAAACTCATCGGTCACTCTGTCTTTTTTTCGTAGCTCTGTCTCAGTCAGTATAACGTCACAGGCTTTGCATCTGCTCATTCGTCAGCCTCCGTGTAGGGTCTGCCATAGGTTATTGATAGGAACGGTAGCAGGATTACTACGCCCTCAAAGGGCATTGTGCTGTGTTCCTCTGTCAGGTGATTATACACCCATACTGCTTTGGAGTCAACGAACTCTAAGTCTAGTCCTACGCCATTCCGCAATTCAATTGTCAATAGTCTGTCAAATATTTTAGTATTAATCATTGTCTAGTTCTCTCGCTGTTAAGTCATCATCATGGTAATCATCATTGTTATCATAGGGCTTGTAGTATCCCTTACCTTCGTCATAATCGCTGTAGTCGTAACTAGGGTCATCATCGACCCTGCAATAGTCTCTACCTGTCATCTTGTTCTGCTCCTATCTTTTGTGCGTACTCGTAGCCTGTCCTGTATCCCTCTTGGTACGATTCGTTGCCGTCTGGGTCACAGTTAAAGCCATTGACCCCATCATATTCACCGCGCTCCAAGTCTGTAAACTCTTGGAAATACTGTTGCATATTGTACGTGTTCTCTGCTAAATCTTCAAGCTGTGCTTGTTGTATCGCGTCTTTACTCATTCTGTCACCTCTTTACCAGTTATGGACTACGCCCGCAATAATAAATAGGCACGTCACCAAGTTTAATACTACCACAGCGGAACGCATCAGTGCAACTATATCCGCCTCTTTGTTGCTGTCTCCTAGTTTCTCACCAAGAGACAGCGCCCACAGCCGCCAGAGTTTACGTCCAAGAGAAATCAACGGAAACCTCCTCAATGGCTACGTCAGTGTGACCAATGTTACGCCACACCTCCGCTATATCTTCGGCATCTTCACGCCTTACGAAGTAATCTGCGACCTCTACGCCTCCCACCCATACTGTATACATCATTTTTTTAACCTCTCTACTCGTTCCTCATGGTATCGTCTGCCATAGTTTAACAGATTGACTGCGTTTTTTTCCGTCACTTGATAATGCTCTGCAAACTTTGCTACAGTCAAATAGTTGTTAAACCATTCCAGATACAAGTCTGCTAGTTGTTCTGCCAGATTAAATACTTTCATTGTTCGCCTTCCTGTTCTACTAGCCAAAATGATAGCTCGCTGATTTCCTCGCGCAGTCTGTCGAGACGTTGTTCAAACTTCCACAAATCTTCCGCGGCTTCCTCGTTGCTTGTCTCCTTTTTCAATACTTCCAGTTTACAAGAGGCAGTCCACAAACAGTCCTCAATTTCTTTTCCTCGTAATTCTTCCGCTAGTTTCTCGTTGTTCATCGCTTCGCCTCCGTCAATTCGTCAGTATCAATCCGCACCAAGTAGGTATTTGTGCCATTCATCGCTTGCAAAATCATATCTTCACCAAACAAAACGTCATAACCTCCGACCTCGTTTTTCTCTACAGTCGCGCCTTGTTGCTTCAACTCCTTAAGCACTCGCTGAAAGTCCCGCTTGCCAAATATCTTGGTACGCGTGTTGCTATCTTTGTCAAATTTTCTCATGCTCAATGCCTCCGTGGGCTGTTTAATTTCAATTTAGAAGGGTACTCTACAGAATACCCAACCAGATTGCAACTAATTATTTTACAGCGTACCAACTGCTCGTCATTGCCTCCTTGTTGCCATTGCGTTCAATATGCATTGACCAGTCTTTAGTATAAACTCGCGCCTCTTTACCTGCCAGTTGGAGCACAGCGTTAAGTCTGCTCTGTGTGGTACGTGTTTCCCAACCTGCGTTTGATACCAAAATTATCCCGTCAAAGTGTTTGGCAATGGCGTTGCCGTGTAAATACAACGTACCTCCCTCGCTTACTGTGTTGTCTTTACGCGCATCTTCTCCGCGAATGAATGCTCCTACTATGTCTTTCTCTATCTGTCTCATTATGCCACCTCTTTCTGTGAGTTCTCTTTGATTTCTCTGAGTTCCTGTTTAAGTCCTACGTGCTTCCACATTAGTTCAACTGTCTCTTCACTTAGTTTTAACCTTGATGTATCTGGCAATAGTTCCTTCAATGCCTTGAACATTCCCATTGCTTCGCTTTGTTTGCGCTCTGCTCTGTCTGTCCAGTCTTTGTTCCCGTCTACGTAGTATGACTGCTCCGCCCAGATTAACGCTTGTGTTGCTTCAATATCTAGCTTGTATTCAGCTTGCTTCAATTGGTTGAAAATGTCTGTCTTATTCATATTGTCCGCCCTCCGTTGGGCTGTGTTTGTCTGTGTATGCCGTCCATTATATAGAGGTCTTTGCCATTGTACAATGATTAATATGTATGACCTCAATTAACTATATGCATACAAGTAATGACCTTGTCCCTTCCTTTATTACACGTACGCACGCGCGAGTAGCACATCCCGGATTGGTTGTCAAATGTTTTTACAGATGTAGTCTATAGGTATCCGTAAGCACACACACACCTGTCCTGTCAAGATTCCTTGTGACTATCTCAGGTATCCCAGTCACCCATAGTCCTTGTGTTCTCCTTTTGGATAGTCTTAAGGGGACGGGGGGGCGGGCTGACCTGAGTTAATCATAGGTGTACCCGCAGGTATACTAAAAAAGCCAATATTCAATAAAAAGAATTAACCGAAGTTTATCCTCTAAGTATTTGTTTTCCTTATGTATTCTTATGTATACTTAAGTATGACAAATATTCATATAAAGGGACAATTTAATTACTATTAGTTATGGAACTAAAAAGTTGGCTCGCGGGTCTAAATAAGCTAATAAAGTACTTGACATTAAGCTGTAAATATGCTATAATATACTTATAGTATAGATTAATTTAAAGCCTTAAGCGTACTTAAGTAGTCTTAGATATTATTCTTTAATGATTATTCTTTAAAGTTAAATACTAAACGCTTCCCTAAGTATACTTAAGATAACTTAAGGAGAATACAATGGACGATAATACAGCTACTCC